CTTCATCTTTAGCACGACCTTCAATATCCACATATGTACCATAAGTGCCACCATACACACCAGCGGCATTAGAGGAAACCTCTGTTGCACCATCTTCATGCGTCTGTGGTACTATAGCTTGAAGCTGTTCTTTTTCTTTCTGATCAGCTCGCTTGATCTCAAACCCAAATAGTTCCATTTTTATCCTCGATATAGAAAAGGGGGTATACTATATTTATAGTACCCCCTCTCCTAGGTTTTTTACCGTATTCTATTAAAGAGCAAAGATTTTACTTGCGCCTGATGAGAATCTTACAGTAATGTCACCTCCGTTAGGTAGGATTGGAAGACCTGTAGCTGTATCAATATATGCAATCAGTCTAGATGCTGCATTACCACTTTGCGTATCTGTATGATAGATAATTAACGCTTCACAATTAGCACCACTTACAGATGTGAATGTAGCGTCAGAAGCATCAAAAACTCCACTTGTGATAGTTTTACTTGCAAGACTAGCTTCTGCTACTACTGCTGAGTTTGGAATATCAGCACGATCTTCATGAGCACTACTAAATGTATAGATATCAGTATCTACTAAAGCAATAGTAACAACATTGCTAGAAAGATTCAAATTACCACCTAAAAAATCTTCTTTAGCTTTAGGATATAGCTGGTTAGCCATAATATACTACCTCTCTATCAAACTACTGCTGAATTTGTCGTATCACCAGTAGATCCTGGAATCCAATAATCATACTGGAATGTAGCAGTAAATTCTTGAATTGCTTCAGAATCCCAGCTTAAATCCATTGCTGATAAATCAGAACACCACATACCTACAAATTGATATGATCTAATCGCACGACCGTCTTTACCGTACTGAATAACATCTGCAACACCTGCTTTGTAATTTGCAACACCTGCAGCAGCTGTTCTTAAGTTACCTTCTAATGTGTTAATCTCTGTATTCCACTGTTCTAGAGTATTACGAATTAAGAAATCTTCATCATTGATAACAGTAACTGTCCACGGATCGAACGTTCTGTTGCCTGCGTGCTTTACTTGGCGGCCAAAGTATGGGGTCGTAACGACCCCCACTGTAGCTGCTGGAACTTGAGCGGCGCGACATAAGAATCTAAACTTACTATCCCCAGCCGTATTAATCGGGTTTGTCATTGTGACTTCAAAGAGCGAGGAACGTGCACCACCGTACTCTAGTTCGCCTCTGAAATCGTTAATATTAAATGCCATAGTTTTTCTCCTTTAGCGTTTATATGTATTTATTATACTTGACCAACGATTTCTGAGAATTCTACCCCAGTTCTTACTGCAACAAAGTTAAGTTGAATAAAGTTGATTGAGCGAGCTGGTTTTACGTAAATATCACCAATAAACTCGTTTCTATCAATTACTTCACCAGTATTGTTTGATTCATCACAAACAACTCTAAAGTCAGTAATACCTCTGCGGCCTTGGACATCTCTTAAGAACGGTTCAACTAGATTTCTAAACTGTGATCTCGTAAACGCATCATTAAACTCAAATAGAGTTGATTGTGATGCTAATGTAATTGCTTTTTCAAGAACAATAAACAATCTACGAACATTAATTCTGTCAAATGCGCTCGGTGAAGCTAACATTGTCTTATCACCGTATAGAACTGTACCTTGACCAGGGAAAGTAACTACAGGGTTTATACCATTTTTATAAAGGGTGTCACGCTCAGATTTACGTGGGTTATATGATAGTTTAATTACATTTTTCATATTACCACGATTAAAACCAGCTGGTGAATACCAAGGATCGTTTGTGTTATCTGTACGAACCATTAAACCTGCTGTGTCACCGTTTGTTGGTACATATCTGTATTTGTCGTTGTACTTATCATACTGATACTTCCAAGCACTATCAATAACAGCATATGATGTAGATGGTAGAGAGTTACGATATGCTACAATATCTTCTGCTTCTTTGCCTTCATAACTATTATTATTTACACAAGCACCTCGTGTTGGTGATAATACCACAAGAAGATCTTTTCTTACTGATGCAATGTTATCAATTAAGTGAGTAGCAACAGTTTGACCTGCTTTAGAACCTAAAATAAATGATAAATCAATATCTTCGGATGATTTAAATTTATCATACGCTGTGATTAGGTTAGCATCTGTAGGTGCTGAACCATCTGTACCGTTTACTAAGGAATCAGTTAAAGGTGTTGTTGCACCGGTATAAGTCGTACCACCTACAACTGACTGACCTACATTAGTACCAATAGATGTACTTGCTGCCCACCAGATATAACGTGAACGGTTGTTGACAACATCTTTATAATAGTTGTTAGAACCATCAGTTGTTTTACCATCAGAAGCCATTGAAAGATTTTCAAATACTTCTAATACTTGACCTTTAGTACCTGTGAATAGCCCGTCTTCATCAATAACAGCGATGTGTAATTCATCTGTTGTTGCACCAGCATTTGTTGCAATTTGAGATGTACCTGGAGCGCGTTGAGTATTAGAGTTATATTCCCATTTACGTGTTAGTGATGTATTCGCTGATAGCGCATCACCTGTATAACGATTTTCTAGTGTTACAGATGTACCGTTAGCAGCAATAGCAGAAACTTTACGATCTTGTTTTATACCAGTCGGTGAACCGATTTCTAGGATATCCCCTACAACGAGAGCGGATGCTTGGTTAGCAGAAAAAGTTACTGTTGTGCTGTTAGCGGAAACAGTAAATGTTCCTGATAATGTTGAGCTAAATGCAGTTGATGAAGGACATACTGAGACTTTTAAGCTATTGCCTAATGTACCAGGGTACTTTGCAGCCCAACGGCCAATACCTGTTATACCACTAGAATGGTTTGCGTCATAGTCATCATCATTATCGATTCTTGTTGCTGAAGTATTTGCTTCATTGCAATGAGCGTTACCTAAATCGGTACCTTCGGCACGGGACACATAAAGAGCATTACCATATGCTAAGAAGTTTGCTGCAGTGAAGAAATCTTCAATATGAGAATCGTTTGGTTTTTGGTATTGTGATACTAGAGCATCTTCCGATGAAATTAATACTGCTTTATTTACTGGGCCCCAACGAAAACGGCCAGCAATACCGGCTGTAGACGTGGATACCGCAGGAACAACCGCAGTTAGATCAATTTCACTGACATTGATGCCCGGTGATACTTGAAATGGCATGATTATTCTCCTTTGATGAGG